TTCACCAGAATCAAACGTTCATATTTACTCCGATGCGACCGGAGACATAGATGTCCTCAAACTCCAAAACCCTGGTACGAATAACAAGGTCGGTCTCACTCTTAACACAAATGACAACTATGGTGGATACGTGAGAGGTTTTAGTGACTCCACCCATTCTGTGCATGGTACGGTGATAGGTGCTGTGAACAATGGTGCCGAAGGTGATGGTATACACATCATACACACATCGAATGTGGGTGTGGGTACAGTAAATCCAAGTGAGCACTTCACGGTGTATAACGGTACGGCTCGTTTAGAACATGCGACGAGTAACGCCATTCTCGAGTTCAAGACGACCGGTGGAGTGTCCAATATCTATGGTGACCACACTGGTAATGTGTTTGTAGACCCAGTTAGAAGTTTTATCGTGAATAGCGATACAGAAATTGTTGGTGACCTTCAAATCGATGGTAAAATTGATTTGGGTAACCAAGTCGCTGTGGACCTAGGTGGTGTGGATGCCACTACAGCACTTGAGGTCGGTGGTGGATTTATTTCCAACTCGAATGAAGTCGCATGTAAACGATACTCAAAAACATTCACACGAACAAACCAACAAAGTCAGGATATACAGTTACAATTTGATAAAGGTTCATTCTATGCCAAAATAGTAGCTATATTAAGGTCTGATTACAGTGTTCATGACATGAGTACTATGGTACTTGAGGTACAGGGTGGTACACACGACGGTACCACGAATCCCTCCGAAGACATCACCATAGGTAATAAAAGTCTTTTCGGTGGTGGTAACTTACACCCATGGAACCCCACCGTGACTACAGGTAAATTTGGTTTACTTTTCGCTCCAGAAGTTACATCGGGGCGCACATATTATTACGACTTGTACATAGAAATGGTAACTTCCCGAGGTGGTAAATTACTATCAGTGTATTCAAATAATCTAGACGGTGTTGATATCTTCAACGGACAACAAGTGGTAACGTTTACGTATTAAATTTACTACGAGGGAGTACCCCGCGGTAGATTCAACATTTATGCCCTGATGGAATCAGAGATGGCTAGTGCGACTACGCCAACAATGAAAGCCATGATGACGTAATTCATTTCAGTTTCTTCACGACCGACCTGAGACTTTGCAGGTTCGGCCTTGGCCTCGGCGACAACTTCTTGCTGTCGAACGGGAGGCTCGAGCTCCTCAAGCGGACAATACGCTATCATTTATATATATTTAGAGATTAATTTCGGTCTTCTTCTTTCGACGAGTTCTTTTGGGTTTGGCTCCACCAACATTAACTTCTTTGACTTCACCACCTGTAGAATCTCCTGATACGGAAATGATATCAGAGAGATCATCCTCATCTTCCATGATGGGTTCAATCGAATTTGATTGTCCCATGGTGGTGTTCATAGGTGGTGGTGGGGGCATCATGATATTACCCATCAAATTCGAAATGTCCATACCCGGTCCCTGCATTTCGTATTGCCCTGTACCTCCTACGGGTGCGTCATCAGAGGGACCCCCGGGTGCGCGCGTGGTATTCTGTACCGCCGACATCATATTCTTAACGAGGTCCGGGTTTTGCTTAATGACATCATTCATATTTGGCATTACCGATTTGAACATAGAATTGGTAAGATGGAACATCATAGCTGAGCCACCGAGCATCATGATAAGCTTGACCTCTGGTGCGACGTTCACCTTAGACCTATATTTAACATATAGCTCTTCGAACACTGAATCGTAGTCATCCACGTTCTCCATTACCGATTCAGACCAACCCTCGAGTTGAATCTCAAAGGGATTGTATCTCTTGTTAAGAAACTCAAGCCCTGTTACACAGGCTATGAGCATACGCCTCGAAAACCGTACAGATTGTTCTACATCTATGCTATACGTGATACGCTTAACCTCCGATCTGAGTTCATCAATCCCAGAGTATGCATTCAGTCGTTTGTTCACAGCGAACCCCTTCTTTTCTAACCGTCCGAGTTTATTAACAAGATCCGCCTTTTCCTCATCAATTGATGTATACCCCTTGGAAGGTTGTTCCGCCTGTTCACCTGGACCCGGCCCCATGGGTTCATCATCGAACATCATCGGTTCGTCTTCACCATAATCAATCTCTTCATCTTCCCTATTCTGAATTGGAACACTCTGTTTGTTGGGATTCACAAAAGCATCCATGGCTTCTTGATGTTGGGAAGTTCCAGGTCTTTGCATTGGTCGTGTAGTGGGTCTGGGTACTGGCTTCGGTCGAGGAGCGGAAATTTGAATCTCATCCATGAGTGCCTGCTCATCAGCATCTAATTTCATCACATTCGTTTGACCCCTGTCGAGTACGATTTCTTCGTCCATCTACTCTCTATGTAGAAACTAAGAAAATGTCTTTAACGCACTTCAAAAATTATATATGTCTATTATAAATGTTCAAACTCAATCTCAACCGTGCCGATCGTAACGCTCTCGTGGCGATGACCGTGTTGATAATTCTCATCACCATTCTTGGTTTCATGAATGTACGAAGCTCTAAGTACCAACCCAGGCCAATTACTATTACACCCGTCAGCGAGGAGTCTCTTTTTGACCTCGAGTCTGATGTTGATTGTGTTGCCGGTGGGGGTAAAAAGGATAGCCCTTACTCGGTTGGTCTCACTCCAGGTGGTCTCTGTGGTGCACAGGAATTAGTCGGTGCCCACGCTGGTTATGAGATCGCGGACGGAATCGGTGGATCTTTAATCTAAGCTATTTATAAATATGGCCCTGATTACATCGCCAACGGAAATGATTCCCGACCTTAATTATGAATATCACACCATCACTATTGATAGTGTGGGTCAGGGTAATGCAAATACTTTTACTTGTCATCTTCAGCAACCCCTGAAGAATGTGGTTCAGGCTAGACTTGTAGGTGCGCGAATCAATACGACTACAGCCACCGAACACTGTTACATATCTATAAGCGAACTTGACTCTATTTTCTCTGACAGGGCCTCCAATGTTCTCACAGGTCAATCATCTTTGAGCATTCTTCGTAACTCATTCGCCAGTCTCGTCACTGCCGATGATACAGGTATAATCAGTTTTAAAGATGACTACCCCGTTGCAACACAATACGTAAACCCAATTCGTTCGATCGATAGATTTACTGTAAATATACGGGATCAGGACGCAAATCTTGTAACTCCCCCAAATCCCGCCGAAAATAATTTTTTGGTCATTCGTTTCGTTTGTAGAAAACCCAACCTGTAATTTTTCTCCCCTTAAATTAGTATTACCATGTCTGCCGGTGTTGTTCAATTGATCGCTATAGGAGCCCAGGATAAATTTATCGTGGGTGATCCTCAAATATCTTTCTTCAGTTCAACATTCAAACGCCATGCTAATTTTTCACAATCCGTTGAAAAACAAACAATCCACGGAGCGGTGAAAAACAATTCTATGTCCAGTGTTCAGTTCGAGAGATCGGGTGATCTTCTCAATTATGTATATTTCACGATGGATAACAATACAGAGGCTCTCGACACCCAAAGATGGGACCATATTGTCGAGAAGGTTGAACTTTTGATTGGTGGTTCTGTTATAGACACCCAAGATGCTGTGTTCACCGAGAATGTTGCCGTCGATACGTTCGCCCAAAACGTTTCTAAGAGTGCGCAAGGTACCCACCCGGGTATTTCTGCACGCTCATTCTTTTATCCTCTTCGTTTCTTTTTTTGTGAGTCACCACAATCTTCTTTGCCACTCGTAGCTTTAAACTATCATAACGTGGAGCTTCGCATCTATTGGGGTTCTGCTGCTACTAATAAAAATATTGAAGCTTTCGCAAATTACATTTATTTAGATAACGAAGAACGTGGTCAGATTATTTCACGTAAACACGATATGTTGATAACACAAGTTCAAAAGAATGTCGCTTCTGGAACGACCGTTCAAGAACTTACGTTTAATCATCCAGTGAAGTACCTGGCCTCGTCCAATACAACAACTGATAGCGCACTCACTTCAGCGACAAACAAAGTGAAACTAAATATAAACGGGGTTGATTTAAGTAATTATAAATGGGGTAAACCACATTTTATCGATGTGATGCATTATTATCACACAAACTTTGTGGCATCCCCAGATTTCTTCTTGTATCCATTTTGCTTATCTACAAGTTCACATCAGCCCACTGGTTCATTGAATTTCAGTCGTATCACTTCAGCGAAGATTATGAGCGAATCGATGGATATCCTTGACCCTATATATGCAGTAAACTACAATATATTACGAGTTGAAAATGGGATGGCAGCATTGCTTTACGCAAATTAAAAATGCCATTGTATATTAAATGGTCAAGAACTTGCCGACGGTGGAGCGGTCCACCAAGATCAGGTTCGGTAAAAATTGTACCAACGACCAGGCAGAAAACACAGTCGTGTTCAATGCGAGTAACATTGAAATCGATGCTGCATTTGAAAATTCTATCTACATGACACCCCTGCGTTTAAGAACAGATCTTTCAGATAGAAATATAACTGTATTGGCGTATAATCGAGCGACTAAGGAAATTATGGACTCCGATGCTATCGCGGAGGATATTCTTAATTTCACTCTCGAGGCAGCTGTAAAGAACGGAAACGTGACATCAAATACAGTTTCATTTAATAATACCGCGACAGGTTTTACAACCCTTTCAAATGTGGGTATTGCAAACGCTGCACCGGTGGATACACTTTCCGTGGGTTCCAAAGTTTTCGTAAATCAATCTGAGACGGACACACTTCGGGTTCTGGGAAGTACATATATCCAAAATAATTTGGTGGTTGATGGAGACGCAACGTTTAATGGTCTCGTCACAACTTTACATTCCAATAACACGACCATAACGGATGCTCTCATAGAATTGGGAAAAGATAATACCGGGAGTGATTCAACTTTAGATCTCGGTCTTCTTTTAAATCGCCCCGGTTCAAATGTTGGGGTTGGGTTTCGAGAAAATTCAAAAGAATTTGCTATCGGGTACACAACTTCGAGTGCGTCGGGTCATACCATTACCCCTCTCACGAGTGAAGATATAAACGTACACGTGTACGGTCAACTGTTTACACAATCAAATGTTGGTATCATAAATACATCCCCCATACACACTTTAGACGTGGGTTCGAATCTTTTCGTGGACGAATTCGGTTCAAATATTTTGAATGTTATTGGAAATACAGATATTTCTGGGGTTTTGAGTGTAGGTGGAAATACTTTAATTGATAGCAAGATAGGTGTAAAAACCGACTCACCGGATGCCGAATTACACGTCGTTGGAAATGCGTACGTGAGTTCTAATCTTACCATCGATACAAATACATTACACGTTGATGCGGTCACAAATCGAGTTGGTATAAAACAACTTTTTCCGACAAAAGAACTCGACGTAAATGGAACTATAGCCGCTACTCGACGCGTTGATAATTCTGGGCATGATCGTTTACTCATAGGTACAGATACAGGTACAACTCTTCATTCAAGTTCAAATGCGCATCTCATTTCTTTGGGGTACAGAGCTGGTTATGAACACCAACAATCCAACTCTGTAGCGATTGGTTATCAAGCGGGTAGTGTCACACAAGCAGAGTCTTCCATAGCCATTGGTGAAAGATCCGGTGAAACCAATCAAGGTTTTAATTCTATAGCCGTGGGTAAGAAAGCAGCTTTTCAAAATCAAGCTGCGTATTCTATCGCCATCGGTGAAAACGCCGGTGGTCAAGATCAAGCAGATAATTCAATCGCTTTAGGTAAAGATGCTGGTAGCCAAAATCAGGGTCAGAAATCCATCGCTATTGGTGATGGTGCGGGTAAGTTTAATCAAGGTGAGGGTGCTATAGCTATAGGGTATTACGCGGGATACCCAACGGGTCAAGCTGCTGGATCTGTTATCATCAACGGTGGTACAGATAGTGGGGGTTTCAATAATACCACCACACAAAATGCACTCTTTGTAAACCCTGTACGAAATGTTAACAATTCAAATATTTTGATGTATAACGCAGTTTCAAAGGAATTCACATACGGTAACACAATACATAATAATGTTCACGTTTCAAATAATTTCACTGTAGACACAGATACACTTTTTGTTGATTCAGTGAACGACTCAGTTGGAGTCGGGACGGCGACACCGGATGCTAATCTCCACGTAGTCGGAAATACGTATATATCTTCAAATCTCACTGTCGACAACAATACTTTACATGTAGATACGGTGAAACATTTTGTGGGTATTGAGACGAATTTCCCCGACGCAACGTTACAAGTTATGGGAAATACATATATTTCTGAAGATCTCACCGTCGATACAGATACTTTCCATGTCGACTCTGCGACTAATTCGGTAGGTGTTGAGACGAAAACACCACAAGCTAATCTTCACGTCGTAGGTAATACATATGTGAGTGCCAATTTAACTGTGGATACGGATACACTCCACGTGGATACGACGACACATAGTGTCGGAGTCGAGACCAAGAACCCTCAAGCTAATCTTCATGTGTCGGGTAATACGTACATATCAAATGACCTCACGGTAGGTACAAACTTTGTAGTCGATACAGATACACTTTATGTTGATTCTGGAACAAATTCGGTAGGTATTGAAACAAATTCACCTGATGCGAATCTTCATGTTGTTGGTAACGTCTACGTGTCGTCTAATTTAACTGTGGATACAGACACTTTGCATGTGGACACGACGACACACAGTGTCGGGGTCGAGACCAAATTCCCTGATGCGAATCTTCACGTTACTGGTAATGCTTATGTATCGTCTACCGATACCTCCACTTCTAAAACAAGTGGTGCTTTAATACTCGGTGGTGGTTTAGGTGTTGCGGGTGATATTCACGCTACACACGCCAATTTAGAAGATGTAGAGGCTGATAGTGTCAATATTACTGATACCACTACATCCACTTCTGTGACCACCGGTGCTCTCAGGGTTGCGGGTGGTATAAGTACTCGAGAAAACTTAAATGTAGGTGGTGACGTATCGATTACCGATACAACCTCCGGAAGTGCGGCCGGTCCAGAAGTTAATTTATTTAGGGACATAACTGGCGCGGATGCGAACTATTTAGGTCAGGTTAAATTCAAGGGTAAAAATGACACAAACACAGAGAAAAATTACGCAAAAATAACTGGTAAAATAGGAGATGCGTCTAATGGCACGGAAGATGGTCTACTCGAATTTGCAACAATTAAGGCTGGTTCGCAAAGTATTCGCGCTCGTCTCACATCCACAAATTTCAAATTACTGAATGATGCGGGTATTGAAGTGGACGGTGTAGCGGATATTACAAATAGCACTACATCTACTTCAGCAACCACGGGTGCTCTCAAGGTCGCGGGTGGTATAAGCACCCAAGAAAACTTGAATGTTGGGGGTATTACCAAGGTTTGGGGTGCAACAGATGCTTCATCTATGACTACAGGTGCGATGCAAATTGTTGGTGGTTTAGGTGTTTCTAAGAATATACACGCTAAAAATGCCAATTTTGAGGATACCGAGGTGGATAGTCTAAATGTTACCGACACAACAGCTTCCACTTCAACGACTACGGGTGCGGCCAAAATAGCCGGTGGTCTAGGTGTAGCTGGTAATGTTTATGCAGCTCAGTTCTATGGTGATGGTAGCACCCTTACGGGTCTTTTGACAACTTTACAAGCTGTAACAGATAATGGTAACACAACATCAAATACTATTCAATTCACGGGTACAGATACGAGTTTAATTTCTAGTGGAAAGATTGGTGTAAAAACGGCAGTACCTGCAGCCGATTTACAAGTCACAGGAAATGCACACATCTCTTCGGATGTGACTCTCGGGAGTAATATTTCCATCGCTGGTCTTACGACGAATAAATTCCCCATAATCGGTACAAATGATTTCTTAGAAGATTCAATCATAAGTAAATCGAGTGATAATATTGTCATAGCGGGTGGTCTTCAAGTAACTGGTGATATTATTCAAAATGGTAACGTATTTGTTGTAAATTCAAACAACACGGTCATTCAAGATCGTATTTTGACTGTTGCAAATAATAATACTCAAACCGCTCTAGATGTGGGAATACTTATGGAATACCCCGGACATAATATCGCTATAGCTCATCACGGCAACGAAACACCCGAACGTCTTTCCATCGGGTATACACAAAATAGTTTTGTAGATACAGCTATTAACCCCGATAGTAATAACGTAACCCTAGATGTTTTGGGTAACCTCCAAGTTCAAAATAATTTTACAGTAGATACGAGTACTTTCCATGTAGATTCAGTGGCAAATCGCGTGGGTGTACTCACGGCAGCTCCCGCGTATACACTAGAT